TTCAACAAAAAAGTGAAAGGGTAAAAAATGTCGATAACACCTATGACAGTAGCGGGAGCACTCGCAGCTTTCGAGGAGAAACAAGCACAGCTAACGAGCGAACATGCACGTAGGCCCGAGCTGTTAAACTTTATCCGTGCAGTGGAGAAATCTGTACGTGTAAAGACAATACCACGTGACAAAAAGACAGCGTTTGTCTACCGCGAAGGCGACCTCATGACTATGGGGTACATCGGGTACGGTGACTTTGCGACCAGTGTGCACAGTGATGATAAGTATATCGTGTGTTCGCGTCATGTGGAGAACAACAAGTATTGCCACAGTGGCGATCAGCACAACATGCGTATGGCGGTGAACATGAATACCGCCGTGAAACATGCTAAGAGAAACCTGACACCATTCACAGTCAGTGAGTGCGCTATCTCTTTGATCCGAGGCGTGAAGCAAGAGGTGGGCAACTTCAGTCGTGACGTACGCTCAAAGTACGACCATGCAAAACTTACCGTTGGCCTCAACACAAGCAGCTATGGTGGTTCATCTAAAGCTGTAGATCGGTTGATGGCAGAGTTACGTCTGATGGTGCAGTCTGGGCATCAGTTCGTTGACAAGGAATTAGAAGCTGACATCCGTACCATGTTTGCCGAACAGGAAGAAGCTAACAAGTTCCGAGGCGGTGCTGTACCAATGGACTTTGTTACGCTGTCGTCGAAGTGGGGTAAAGATGTGGTAGACTGTGTGCGCATTAAGGACGTGACAGGCTTCATGCATGACATCGAAAGTGTGACAAGTTATGAGCCTGATACTGTGCCCGAGGACATAAGCCACAAGTGCGCTGCTATGAGTATCTGTGAGGATGGTCACTTTGTCGAAGGCGTTGGCTATCGCGTAAATGACCGCACGTTTTACCTCTACACGTAAGGTGTCAACACATGGGTACAACAGATGGTATAACCTACCGTGTAAACGTAGCGTTTGACACTAAACAGGTCACGATCACAAGTTTTGGTATTGGGAAGGTTGACAAGGAAGTCGATGGTCACTACAATTCTGTGGACGAGCTACCAAACTGGATGCAAGAGCGATTAGCTACGCTCACTATGCTGAAGGTTCCACCACCACCTAACGATGTAGATGGCGTGGGTGCACGTATCGGCCCATATTTATTCTGGGTCTACAAATAGGGAATTCCCTAAATGGCGAGGGGTCACGGCTCCTCGCTTGGGGGTACTGGTATCATGGAGGTCGGCAATGACGCCCGAAGCAAAAGTTAAAAAGAAAGTAGTGGCACAGCTTAAAGAATTACGCGCGTATTATTTTTACCCTGTAACTGGTGGATACGGACGTAGCGGTGTGCCTGACATCATAGGATGTTATGAAGGATTATTCTTTGGGATCGAATGTAAGGCAGGCAAGAATAAGCCTACACCCTTGCAAGAGAAGAACCTAAAAGAAATACGTGACGCAGGGGGACTGGACATGGTTATCAATGAGGACAACGTGGACACAGTAACGCATGTGTTAACTGAACTTGCATGGTCTATGGCCTCCAAGAGTTAACCCTAGCTGTGAGTGGGTCGCGGTTCGAACATTTTCCGCAAAAACCGCAGCAGTACGAGCAAATGCACTCCATGAGACACACCTTTCTTGCGTTTGTGATCGTACCGAAGAAACCGCGTCATGGTTAGTCCCCGTGTAGTCTATGCCACGGGGCACCACTTTAACAATGGAGGTAAAAGGATGGGAGAAGAGCAGCTAACAACATTTCAAAAACAGCAACTAAAATGGTTGAAGCAGCAGGTCAGTAATTTAAAGTCGTTACGGCATACGAGAGATGCGTATCCAAATTTGGAGAGAGACTTGTTTGCAGCAAGAGAAGAACTTGACGACTACGTTGCAAAACTAAAAAAGGCGTATGGGGCAGACACATGAACCGCGAAGCGTATGAGGAGTTATACCGCGAAGCGTGGTTGAAGCAGAACAAGATCGACAGGGAGAATAACAAGAAACTACAAGCCCCTGCGATTGACTACGCGCAACAGCGTAAGAACGCGATGAAGGGTGGGCGACCACGACAAATGGCATATGATCCACCGCGTGACATCACGATCAAGCTAACACCCAAGGCAAAAGTTGTTAACAGGATGCTGCACAAGGGTATGAAGGTTCGTGAAATTGGAGAAATACTAGGGATAAGCCACCAAGCGGTATCGCATATGAAGAAAAACTATGGCTTGCCTAGAAAAGATGTAAAATAGGAGAACGACATGACTGAGAAGGAAGAACGCGTATGGGCGTATCTGGTTGAAAACCGAAAGGCTGACAATGCAGAAGTAGCCGCCGCATGTGGTGTGAATATTGAGTTTGTAAAAAACCTGATAGACCGTATTGGTTCCGACAACTGGCGCGAAGAAGCAACGGTTATGGGACGTGCTAAGATATTAGACACAGCCAAGGATTACGTCACACGTGACCGCGCAGCAGACCACGGCGACATGGAAGACAACTTCCGCACCGTAGCATCTTACTGGAACACTCATCTCGACATAGATACCATCAAACCACAGGACGTTGCTGTGATGATGACGATGCTAAAACTAGCGCGGATCAGACAGAACGAACACCACCTAGATAACTGGATTGACGCATGTGGCTACATGGCATGTGGTGGTGAAATAATGGGTAAAGTCTGATGGACTTGATTACCTTAGATTTCGAAACATTCTACGACAGGGATTACTCTCTGTCTAAGTTAACAACAGAAGCATACGTGCGTGACCCTCGATTTGAGGTGATTGGTGTAGCTATAAAAGTAAATAATGGAGAGACGGAGTGGGCTAGTGGAACACATGAACAACTTGAAAAGTACCTCGAAGGTTTCAGGTGGAATGAAGCTATGGTACTTTGCCATAATACTATGTTTGATGGTGCCATTCTTAACTGGCATTTTAATATTCGTCCTCGGATGTATACCGATACTCTGTGTATCGCCCGTGCTCTACATGGGACTGAAGCTCGCGCAAGTCTCGCGGCGTTATCTGAAAGATACAATCTTGGCGTTAAAGGGACAGAAGTCGTACGTGCACTCGGCAAGCGGCGTGGAGATTTTGGACCCGTAGAATTAGCGGAGTACGGCGACTACTGCATCAATGATGTGAACCTCACCTATAAACTTTTTAGTAGGATGGCTAAAGATTTTCCACGGCTGGAACTACGTCTTATAGATGCAACCTTACGTATGTTTACAGAACCCACGTTGGAATTGGATAGCGGCCTACTAAAGTCGCACCTACAAGACGTGAAGGATCGTAAGGATAAGCTGTTAGCAGATGCAGGGGTAGAGGACAGAAAAGACCTGATGTCCAACCAGAAGTTTGCTGACTTGTTAAAAGGGTTCGGTGTCAAGCCGCCCATGAAAACCAGTCTGACTACGGGTAAAGAGACGTACGCGTTCGCTAAGAATGATGAAGCGTTCAAACAGTTGTTAGACCATGCAGATGATCGTGTGCAATCTTTGGTAGCAGCACGGCTTGGGAGTAAGTCTACACTAGAAGAAACACGTACGCAGCGGTTTATTGATATAGCTGAACGTGGCAAGCTGCCTGTCCCTGTAAGATATTATGCAGCACACACTGGACGGTGGGGTGGTGACGACAAGATCAATCTACAAAACCTACCGAGCCGTGGGCCAAACGGTAAGAAGTTAAAGCAAAGCCTTATCGCACCCGAAGGACATTCGTTGATAGACTGCGACAGTTCCCAGATCGAAGCGCGTGTGTTGGCGTGGCTTGCAGAGCAAGATGATTTGACCCAACAGTTTGCCGATGGTGAGGACGTATACAAGTATATGGCGTCCAGTATCTATAACGTGCCAGTAGCTGAAGTGAACAAAGACCAGAGATTTGTGGGTAAGACTACAATTCTTGGCGCAGGGTACGGTATGGGTGCTGTTAAGTTCCAAGCGCAGTTGCAAGGTATGGGTGTCCAGATAGACTTGGAAGAAGCACGGCGCATTATAAAAGTATACCGTGATGCTAACGGCGCAATCAGTTCCTTGTGGCGAGCCGCCAACAACATGGTGCAGTACATGCAGCGTGGGGAGAGTTTGGATTTTGGGCGCGAGG